CACCAGCCGCACAAAAGACGGTTACATGGCCAGCGCCACAAGATTACCCCAAGGGTCAATTACCACTGCTGACGCTGTCGGTCCCGTCTGGTTCGGTAAGTCAAAAGAAATTTATTTTAACGGCGGCGCTTTAGACCCTGCCGATGTTGTGCAGATTTACAGCCCAACCCAAGGCATGATCTTTATGTCAGAACAAACCATAAACACAGCTCTAAAACTTGAAGACGCCAGATACCGCAATGCTTCAAGCGCCATTCCTGCCGGTGTACTTAAGCAAACTGGTGGTGAACCGTTGTCAGCTCTTGAATTGGCACAGTTGGCTGAAGCGTTTAACCAAGCACGGTCAACTAATCAGACAGCTGCACTAAACGAGTTTTTGACGTACACAGAAACTAATGCGACACCTGACAAAATGCTGTTAATTGACGCCGCCGAATATCAAAGTAAACAAATCGCTAATTTGTGCAATGTACCCCCGTATCTATTGGGTATTTCAACAGGTAGTTACGCATACACAAACAGCGATAGCGCCAAAAGTGATCTTTGGACCTTTGGATTATCAATGTACGCAAAGGCCATTACCTCAGCCCTCAGTCAGCAACTGCCCCGTGGCACCTATGTCAAATGGGACTACGAGGACTACCTAAAAACTGAAGGCGCCGAAATGTCAGAACAATCAGAACCACGAGAAAACACACAAGAGGAACTAGCACAATGATTCGATTTACATCAAACACATTTGCTGTCGAAGCCGCAGGCCCAGACGGACAAGAACGCCGCACCATTACAGGCATTGCGGTGCCGTACAACACTTTTGCAACCGTAAGCGACGGTACAACTGTGCAGTTTGCCCCAGGCAGTTTGCCCGTAGACGGTAAAGCACCCAAACTTTATATGAACCACGACAGCACCCAAGCCGTTGGTTTGGTTTCGGAACGTGTCGACAGCCCAGAAGCCATGTACTTTACAGCCAAAGTTTCGTCAACCCGTGCCGGTGACGAAGCCCTAGTGCTAGCAGCTGACGGTGTAATTGACAGCGTGTCAGTAGGCGTCAACCCCACAGAATTTAAGTATGACGACGCAGGCAACATGACCGTGCTAAAAGGTGACTGGGTGGAATTGTCGCTAGTCCCACAAGGTGCATTTGCTGGGTCTATAATTACCGAAGTAGCGGCACAAGCGCCACAAATTGAAGCACCAAAGGAAGAACCCAAAATGGAAAACACCCCTGCAGTTGTTGAAGAAGTCGTAGTGCCAACGGCACCAATTTTTGCACAGCCGAAGCGTAATTTCGGTATGCCAACCGCTGGCGAGTACCTCGCCGCCTACCACATTGGTGGTGAAGTTTGGACTCGTGTCAACGCCGCAGCTGTTGAAGTGATGAAGTCACGCCAAACCGCATTGCAGGCCGCCGCTGGCGACAGTGTTACCACTGATTCCGCTGGATTGTTAAATGTCAATGTCCTCGGCCCTGTGTTTGAAGATCTGAACTACATCAGGCCTGTCGTTACGGCTGTTGGCGCTCGTGCCATGCCGGACGGTGGAAACCAAAAGACTTGGATTCGTCCGACTTGGACAACCCACACCGATGTTGGCACGCAATCGTCAGAACTTGGCGCCGTTACTGCACGCACCCCTGTGATTGCTTCAAACGTAATTACTAAGACAACGCTTGCTGGCCAGGTAACCTTCTCGGTACAAGACATCGACTTCACGTCGCCTGGTGCACTTGAAATTGTGTTGCGTGACCTCGCTGGCCAGTACATGATTCAGTCCGACGCCTTGTTGTGTGCCGCAATTCTTGCTGGCGACACCGCTTCAGGTTCAACTTGGACAGTTACCGCCAACGACCCAACTTCACTGATTGCCGCTTTGTATGACGCCGCAACCGACATTTTGTCCGCCACCAACTTCTTGCCTGATCACATTTTTGTCAGTCCTGACGTTTGGAAAAAGTTAGGTAGCCAACTAAACGGAAACAAAGAACCAATTTTTCCGTACACGGGCGCCGCTGGCCTCATGGGTGTCAACGGAATGGGAACCGCAAACGTTACCCAGATGAACACTTTCAACCCGTTGGGCCTCAACCTTGTTGTTGATCGTGCATTTGCAGACAACACTATGGTTGTAGCTCGTGGCACGGCCATTGAGTACTACGAGCAGATTCGTGGAATTATGACAAGAGACGAACCAGGTACGCTCGGCAAGGTCTTTAGTTACCATGGCTATGCAAGTACGTTCATTGCTGACGGTGACCAGGTTAAGTCAATCGCTATTGCCTGACCACCAACTTGAAAGGTGGTTAGCCGCCCATGGCTGTTTACCAAGTTACGTTTCATCAGCGTTTAGACAACTACGCAGTTGTACAAACGTTGACAGAACCCGAACTGGATTTGGGCTTGCCGTTTACGCTCGCTGGCTTAGGTCACGGGCTGAACGGTACGCACAATGTTTACGCTTTGCCTGCCTACCTGTTTACAGGTGTAACCAGTAACGGCGATCTAACATTTGATTTTGATTACCCGATACCCAACCAGGTGTTGTTTTATGACGCTGGCGACGACCTAGACCGCACAGCTGCAATACCGCAAGGCACCCTGACATATACCGAAGTTTGTACTTGGGTGTTAGGGCCCGCTGTTGCGACTTGGCTAGGTATTGCTCTAGCTGGTGTTGATGAAACAGCCTTTTTGACTCAATGTGCTTCTAGTGCTTCCAACTTTATTTTTAGGCGTAGGCAAGAAGCTGGTTATACCGACAGCTTGACAACTTCACCTGGTACCGATGTCACTTTGGCAACCACAATGTATGCCGGCGCCTTGTATCGACAACGTGGCGCCATAGACCAGTTTGCAAGTTTTAGCGATATGGGCGTAGCTACCGTGTCGGGCCTGTCACCACTGATTAAACAACTGGCTGGTATCCCACGGCCTGCGGTTGCGTAATGACTGTCTACACCGACCTTTTTAACGAGTCGATAGACGACCTGGCAACAACCCTTGCAACTATTACAGGTTTACGGGTCGTGTTTGACCCTGAAAAAATCAACCCACCATGCGTGTTTATTGACGCACCCAGCTTTGATTGCTTCAACTACAACATCGTCACCATGAATTTTTCGGTAAAAGTAGTAACACTAGGGCCAGGCAATTTGGACGGCTTACGCAACGTTTTAAGCATGTGTGCGTCGGTCCTAGGAAAGAATGTCGCCGTGAAATCTGGGCGCCCTGGCTATCTCCCGATTGGTGGCCAGACTTTTGCCGCATACGACCTATCCATAGACATGCAAGCACAGACAGGGTGAACATGAAATACACAATTAAAAGCCACAGACTCGGAACCGTTGGTACAGAATTCGTGCCGGACGAAAACACAAACATTGAAGCATTGCTAGCCAACGGGTTTATTGAATCTGACGAACCTAGCGACAGCCCAGCCCCAAAATCTGCTAAAACTAAAGAACCAGCAAAAAAGGATTAAACCATGGCTTCAGCTACTTATCTCAGCAACCCAGGCGTTCTTATTAACAGCGTTAATTTGACCGACATGTGTACCGCCGCCACTGTCACAAACACGATTGAGGCGCTTGAGGCAACTGCCTTTGGAAGTACGTCACGGTCATTTGTTGGTGGGCTTGCAAACCAAGAAATTACTTTGGACTTGTACATGTCCTATGCGGCCACCGAAACTTTTGCCACCCTTTCAGCATTGGTTGGCACGACTACCACAGTAAAGGTTGCAAGTACTGACGCCGCCTTGACCACTGCTACTGCCACGGCCCCCCGCTTTGAATTGGTGGGTTGCTATTTAGAGGCGCTTCCGGTCATCAACGCAACCATGGGCGAGTTGTCAACCATTTCCATTACTTTCACTGGTGGCGTTTTGACCACCGTTGTTTCCTGACATAACCACCAACAGCAAAGGCCCGACATGCAACTAACACTTAGAGTCGACCAGGGCGAAGGCCCTGTAGAAGTAAGCACCAACCTTTTCACGATTGTTTCGTGGGAAAGAAAGTTCAAACGCAAAGCCAGCGACCTGGCAAACGGTATCGGCATTGAAGATCTGGCATACCTTGCACACCAGGCGTGCATGCAACACAACGTCATTGTGCCAATCGTTATGGACGATTTTATTAAGAAGCTGGTATTGCTTGAAGTTGTTAGCGACGAACCAGAACGCCCTACCTTGCCAGTACCTACCGATACGCTCTAGCCCAAGTTTTAGTAGCGACAGGGTACTGGCCACCTAATGTAGAGTTTGATACCAACGACCTAGCAACGGTCATTAAGGTCATCAACGAAAGCAGAAAATAGTCATGGCAACCGATCTAACTATAAAAGTAGATGGTGTCAAAGAAGCCGTTAAATATTTAAACCAGGTAGAGCCTGGTTACCGTAAAGCGTACGTGGCAAACATGAAACAGATTGCCACACCGATGACTAACGCTATGAAGTCCACCTATGACAACAACCGTTTACCTAGTGGCACAAAACGAAACTGGTCACCAGGTGGGCGCCAAGTTTTCCCTTTGACTGCCGCTAACGCTGTTCGTGGTGTAGGTGTTCGAGTTAACAACAAGAAAAAAGGCGCCGCCTTTTCGGTTATGCAAAAGAACCCTGCTGCCGCAATCTTTGACATTGCAGGCCGTGCTAACACCAACCCGTTAGGTACAGCGTTTAGCGCCAAGTTTGGTCGTTCCGCCAGCCGTGTTATCTGGCCAGTATTCGAAGCAAAAATTGCCGACCTAACGACCGAAGTTCAAAAAGTTGTTGAAGGTGTAATGGCTGAAGTCAACAAGAATTTTAAGGTGATGTAATGGCTATTTCAATCCCCATAATTTCAGATTTCAACGCTAAAGGCATTGACAAAGCCATACGAGAATTCAAGAAATTAGAAACCGCAGGAGAAAAAGCCCAGTTTGCTATTAGCAAAGCCGCAGTACCGGCAGGCATTGCTGTCGTTGCTTTGGGCGGTTTTCTTGTTAATGCCGCTAAAGGTGCTGAAGAAGCCAGGCAAGCAAACCAGCGCTTAGGCAATGTTTTAGACAGCATGGGTTACGCTGGCGCCACAGAACGGGTAGCAAATTACGCTGAGTCACTAGAGAAAAGCCTGGCTGTTGACGCTGACGTTATTAAGGCCACACAAACCAAACTTGCTACTTTCGGCAAATTGACTGCAAGTGTTAACGAGGCTGGCGGCGCTTTTGATCGTGCTACTTTAGCGGCGCTTGACATGGCCGCCGCAGGTTTTGGTTCAGCCGAAGGTAACGCAGTCCAATTAGGTAAAGCGTTAGAAGACCCAATTAAGGGCATTACAGCACTAGCCAAATCTGGTGTCACTTTTACCGAGCAAGAAAAAGAAAAGATTAAAACCCTTGTCGAATCGGGGAAAATTCTTGAAGCCCAAAACATGATTTTGGCGGCAGTCGAAAAGCAGGTAGGTGGCACAGCTGCTTCAAGCGCCTCAAGTTTTGACAAAATGAAATTTGCCTTGGCTGGTATATCTGACACTTTTGGTGAACTTGTGTTGCCCCATATTGACAAGTTTTCTAAGACACTTGCAAAAGCTTCTAATTTTGTGCAAAAGAACCAAAAACTGGTTGGCATACTTGTGCTTACTTTTGGTGGTTTAGCAACTGGAATTGTGGCCGTTAACGTTGCTATGAAACTTTGGAAAGCAACGACAGCTGCGTTTACCGCCGTTCAAGCCGCATTTAATGCTGTTATGGCTCTTAACCCAATTTTTTTGATTGTTGCCGCCGTTGTCGCAATTATCGCAATTCTTGTTGTATTGCAAAAAGAGTTTGGCATATTTGACGGTGTAATTCGAGTTGTCGGTAATGCTTTTGATGCCGTTTGGAAAGCCATTAAAACAGTTTTTGAATGGGTGACCGACAATTGGCCGTTGTTGCTTGCAGTAATTACAGGGCCTTTTGGTCTTGCAGTACTAGCAGTCGTCACTTTCAAAGACCAGATCACCGGCATCCTCGGCAACCTCATCGGCTGGATCGGCACAGCCTTCAAAACAGTCACAAACCTCATTTTGTTTCCCTACATAAAAGCATTTGAAGGCATCGTCTATTTCAAAGACTTGGTTATCTCAATCTTTAAAAAACTTACAGAATTGGGCGGTTCAATCTTTGACAATGTTGGCGGTGCTTTTAAAGATGTCATTAATAAAGTTATTCAGTCATTAGAAAGCGGTTTGAACTTTGCTATTGACGGGTTAAATTTAGCCCTTGATGGTATCGACAAAGCGGCTGGCCCGTTGGTCAACTTTGGAAACATTGACCCAATTGATATTCCTGAGTTAGCTGAAGGTGGAATTGTTACCAGCCCTACATTGGCGATGATTGGCGAAGGCCGTGGCCCTGAGGCCGTTATCCCGTTGTCAAAGTTAAGCAGTATGGGCTTCGGTGGTGATAGTGGCGGTACCACAAACATCACTGTCAATGTCATGTCAGCAGACCCCAACGAGGTTGTTAGGGCGTTACAGGCATACAACCGCAACGTAGGCCGTTTACCCGTAAGAGTCCAATAATGGCTTACGGTTGGATTTTCCGATATGGCGCTGGGTTAACAGTTTTTACTAGTGACGTACTGTCATTTAGCGGTTTTGA